ACGGACTAACGCTCAAATCCTATGACCGCTTGGACGCCCGTCTGGAGAGTAAGAGCTAACGGCGACACAGTTACCGGCGTAACTCTTGCCAACCTAACTATCACATCTGGTCGAACAGATATTAACTCGCCTACCCCAGCTGGTTATTGCTCTTTGCAGTTAATTAACACAGATAACAGCGTTTATAACTTTGCGGTTAACACTTCCATTCTTATCGAAGTTCAGGATTCCAACGCCGATTATGTGCCGCTTTTTGGCGGTCGCATTTCCGATATTCGCCAAATCGTCACAAGCGCAGGATCAGAAGCGGCAGTAACAACAATCAACATCACCGCCACCGGAGCTTTAATTAGACTTCAACGAGCGACCTTCGATGGCAACTTGGCCGAAGGATTAGACGGCGCACAGATTACTGATTTGCTTGATGATTTGTTATTGGCTAGTTGGAACGAACTTCCACCGGCGGAGACTTGGGCTACTTATGAACCAGCGACAGAAACTTGGGCTAATGCTGGCGATATTGGCTTAGGCACTATTGACGCTGGCGAATATACGATGGCAAGCCGACAGATTACAGATCAGGTCATTTCAACAGTCGCCAATCAAATTGCTTCCTCAGCTCTCGGCTATTTGTATGAAGATGCAAACGGCAATATCAACTACGCCGATGCAAGCCATAGACAGGATTACTTAGTAGCCAATGGATATACCGACCTCGATGCGGCTCACGCAATTGGCGCAGGAATCGGAATAGTCCAACGACAAGGCGACATCGCCAACAAAATTATTATTGATTACGGCAATAACTTCAATTCTCAATACATCGCCCAAGATACTACTTCACAAGGCACTTATGGCCTTTATGCCGAGCAGTTTTCGAGTTATCTCAAGAACACGTCAGACGTCGAAAATATGGGCGACAGACTGATTCAGCTTCGAGCTTACCCTCGCTACCTTTTCCAATCCATAACCTTCCCACTTCAAAATCCGGAAATTGACGACGCGGATCGGGACGCCTTGCTTAATATCTTTATGGGGCAACCCGTTCGTATTAGTAACCTACCGCCTCAAATGCTAGGTGGCGAGTTCACGGGTTACATAGAGGGCTGGACATTCAGAGCGTCAGTAGGTGGGTTATCGCTGACTTTCAACGCCTCACCCACAGAGTTCTCGGCCGTCGCTCAACAATGGGCGCAGGTCAATGCAGCAGAAAGCTGGAATAGTGTGCTTAATACCTTAGAATGGCAGGACGCGATAGGAGTGATTAGTTAATGGCAACAACGACGAATTTTGGTTGGGAAACCCCAGACGATACAGATCTCGTCAAGGACGGCGCTCTTGCAATGCGCACACTTGGCAACGCCATCGACACTTCTCTAGTCGATCTTAAAGGCGGAACTACCGGACAGATTTTATCCAAGACTTCCAATACAGATATGGATTTTACTTGGATTAATAACGATCAAGGCGATATCACTGCTGTCACGGCCGGAACTGGATTGACTGGTGGGGGAACTAGTGGATCGGTTACCTTGACAAATGATATGGCGACAACCATTACGGCTTCGGGCGATATCATCATCGGAACTGGTTCTGGAACTTATGACAATTTGCCAATCGGCACAACTGGCCAAGTATTAACCGCAGACACAACAGTTTCGCCATATAAAGTAAAATGGGCTACGGCAGCTGGGTTTAATCCTGGCGCTTGGACGGCATACACCCCAACTGTTACGTCACAAAGTGGTTCAATTACCAGTTACAGCGCAGCGTCTTGGTATTACCAAGTGGGAACTATTGTCTTTTGGACGGGAGTCGTAAAAATAACGAATGCTGGAACGGCAGGCGGCAATATGAATGTCACATTACCATTCAATACAGTAACGCGGACTGATTATCACACTTGCGGGGCAACTCAAGAGTTTGCTGTTAGTGGTAAAACGGGTTACATTGGTGCAGGTTCCAACGAGTCAAGTGCGAGCAGTCGCGATTATAATAATGGGACTTATTTTGTAACAAATAATCAAATAAGATTTTCTTTGGTTTATGAAAAGAGTGCATAATGAATGATTTCCAAACTTTTTATGCCAATTGGATTGAAGTTGATGAAGAAACTTGGTGGACTCGTTTGCGCCACTGGCGAAATGAGCAATTAAAATCAACTGATTGGCAGATGATTAGCGATGTCCCTAATGACAAAAAGTTATGGGCAGAATATCGTCAAGCTTTGAGGGATTTACCAGCAATTACAAAAGATCCGAAAAATCCCACAATTCCAGTAAAACCCAATGCCTAAATTGTGCAAAGCTGGGCAACAACTCAGAGAACAGATAGACGATGATTATCCTGATCGGGATCGTAAGTCTGATGGTTGGGTGGCTGATGCTCGACACGTTGCCAAAGGCAATTCTGACCATATACCAGACGCTCGAGGAATCGTCCGAGCTTTAGATATAGACGCTAACCTAAACGCGCACCCTGAGGAAACTTATGCGCTAGTCGAGAAAATTCGTAAATGTGCGAAGCGCGGAGATAAGCGCATTAAATATATTATCTACGACGGCAAGATTATGAGTCCGATATTGGGATGGAAGCGCCGCAAATACAAAGGCGCTAACCCTCACCGCTCGCACTTTCATATTAGCTTCACAACTTTGGGAGACAATGACGGCAAATGGTTCGACCTTGAAGGAGACAGAAATGAGCGACTTAAAGAAGATGGCGGAAAGCTGGGCAAAGACCTTTTTAGCAACAGCCCTAGCGACCTACCTAGCGGTCGGGTGGGATGTCGATGCGATTGCAAATGCGGCGCTAGTATCAGTCTTGCCTAGCATTATTAACTGGCTCAACCCTAACTACGAGCGCTACGGCCGAGTCCGGTAATGGACGCCAATACAATCGCTGGATTCGTAGCTTCGGTTCTCGGATCAATCGCCCTTCTTATTGCTGGGCTTCGTTATATTATCAAATTAGAAAATATCCCCATTGTGTCGCGCCTTGATAAAATGGAGTCTCAGTTAGAATTAGCCCTAGCAAAGAAGGTGGGAGCTAATGGCAACAAGAAAGCGCGTTAAGAAGCCGGTAAAGAAAACGGCTAAATCTAGGCGTACGGTTAAAGAGCTGCCGACCAAGTTGGATTTCTGGGCTATTGCCTGTAAAGAGATTTACGAAACCTGCCGACGTAATGGAATGGATGAGGGCTTAGCTCTCGCTTTTGCTATGGATCGAAGCGCTTGGCCTGATTGGGTTATCGACCCACAAGATCCGATTAAAAAAATCGGTTGGGAAGATGGCGAGGAAGACGTCTAATTTACCTACGCGAGGTTGAGCTATTTGAGGCTCTCAAGTCGGTTTATCCGGACTTGACGCCTTTATCGGCGACCGACCGAGCTGACGGCATTACCCACGACGCCTATATCGAAATGAAGTGCCGACGCACTCATTACCCGACTCTGTTGATTGAAAAGAAGAAGTGGGATTATTTGGCCGATATAAGGGCTAGAACGGGCGCTAGGACGCTTTATATTAACTCTACCCCACAAGGGGTCTACCAGTTCGATTTAGGGGCTATAAACGAGCCTGAGTGGCAATTGAAGGCCCTTCCAGATAAGACTGACTTTGCCAATAGCGGCAAGGTGCAAAAGCTTTGTGGCTTCCTAGATATACGACACTCCGAACTCTTACTTGTATAAATCCATTTAATTAAATACATTTATCCCGTAAATCCAATTAAGGGTTACAGAACGGGAGAGTAAGTGATAAATAATCCAGTAGTAATTCGATTTGATTCTACTTCTGGCGCTTGGTCTGACGGTAAGAATTACGTTAAAGGCCAAATCATTCGCAGATATGCAATCGAATCGCTAGGTAGAAAATCAGTTAGAGGGCGGTTAAGCCGCGAAGAAATCTCAGCCTATTGGCTAGATCGATTTGGGGTGAACGCTGATGTCCAATAATTTTACAGTTGAACAAATAGCAATTATTTGCATTGGTTTATTTGTAGGCGGTTTATGGATTAGTGGCTTGATTGAGTCGGCAAAAGCCAAAGCCTTCAATGAAGGTTACAAAAGAGGACGGAGCACTATAAATGTCAGAGAGATCGTTAAGTGACTGGCTCTCGGACGCTGGTAACACCCTCGAAGACAGGGGGATGGAATATGGCGACCCGAGGCACAATCTTTTACGCATTTACAAAATCGCGAAACTCCTCGGTATTCAGCTCAGAGACCCAGCTGACGTATCGCTTATCTTTATCGCGACAAAACTCAGTCGAATGGTGGAAAGTCCAGAGCGCGAAGATTCGTATCTCGATCTCATTGGATACGCCGCTATCTTGGGTAGATGCCGATTTTCTACACCGGAAGATTGGGATGACGTTGAGTCTGACTCGCAATTATAACCAGCATCAATGGTGCGATATTTGTAAAAGCCGTTATGGGCAAATGAAAGATGGCACTTGGCACTTAAAAGCTCAAACGCCAGCTGTATGGAAAGTGCAAAGTGAAACCCCTATCCGAAAGGCTCAAGTGCGGTTTTATTGCCAACCTTGTGCCGATGAGGTGCAGAACTGGCCGGACGGAACGTTCTGGTCATTAAAAGAACAACTAGAGATGGCGATCGATGAGTTCGCCGGACGGGAGAAATTAAATGTCGAATTACCTTGATGATTATGTAAGTGTCCAAGATAGACTAAAGGAGTTTATTAATGCGTATCCGGACTATCGAATCAAAACTCACGTTTTGGAAGAATCGCTTACTTCTAACTGTGATGTTTATATTGTTAAATGCGAGCTTTACCGGACTGAAGCTGATTCTGCGGCTTGGACAACCGGCTTATCCTCAGAATCAAAATCAAAACAATATGCTTTGGAACTTGCGGAAACTGGCTCTCTTGGAAGAGCTCTCAACCTTGCTGGTTACTTTGCTAAACCTAGCGGAAACCCAAAAAAGCCGATACAGACAACTTCTGCGAGCTTAGGCGAATTTATCAAAGAGACAAGACCAAACGACCCTGAGCCGATTGTCTGGGATGTTACGGCTATCGCAGAGCAATTCGGCGCGGAAGTTGTAGATGAAGTGCCGCTATGTGCTGAAGGTTGTGGCCCGATGATTCTTAAACAAGGCACAAAGGAAGGCAAAGAATATCGCGGCTGGGTATGCCCAAGACCGAAATCCGGCCATCCAGCTAAATGGATGAGAATTGGATCAGATGGTAAATGGGTATTTCAGAAGTGAAAGACGCACACCCTTTCAAATGTGGGCCTTGTAAGAAGGTGACAGTCCACAGCTATATCACTAAATACGATAGCGAAATAACCGAAGGCGATGAAGTCTGGTTAATGGAATGTCAGAACTGCTTTGAGCAGCGCCTATTTGATCCAGTAGATCGAGTGATAAATCGAGAGGATGAGATAGGCCGCTGCGACCAATGTGGCAATTACAAGATGAAGAACGCTAAATGCCGAATCTGCCGAATAGCTGATGGGCAAGAACGTATTAAAGAACGCTATTGGAATGGCAACGCCACACTCGAAAGGTTCATAGATGCCGATATATGAGTTCAAGTGCGATAAATGTGAAGCCATTACGGATGTCGCACTTGGCTTCGATGCTCCCAAAGAAGTAATCTGTCAGAATTGTGGGGTGCGGATGTGGCGAGTATGGACGCCAACACCGACCCATTTCAAAGGAGACGGATGGGCGAGCAAGGAGAAGTAAAGCGAAGAATCCACTCAATCAGATATATCCGGCAAATGCTTGAGTGG